ACACGACGCTCTTCCGATCTGGCAGCAATGGCACGGTGTATTTTAGATGTCTTGGGAACGAAGGTGACTCGATTTCCCCGAACCAAGGGCATCATCGGGTTAACAATGACACCGTAGTCTACATCTGCAAGCAGAGCGGACCAAGCGGGGAGCAAAGGCATTAAAAGCCTAGCTTTCTCGAGGAACTCAGGAGTGACATCGGGGCGACTTGCAAATTTCGCCGCATTGTCAGTCTCGGATCCCTTACAACTGCTTGTTGTTCCAGGACCCCAGCGCGAGGCACGTAATAAATCCTCAATATCAAAATCTCCGAGGATCTGACCGATTTTAACTTGGGCCATCAAAAGGATGGATTGCAAGTACGAAGTGTTTTTATTACACTCAGTTCGGAGATTCCGAAGACTTTGATTTGTGAATTTACATCGAGCCTCATAGGATAGAAACTTCTCTTTTGCTCGAGCCCTAGGATTCTCCCCAGTAAAACCGGGGTATTTCTTAAGGAAGCAATCGAGGAGTCTCTGTCTCCTAATGCTGGCTGTTGTTACTCCGATTTCCGCTTCCACCACTCCTTGAAATTCAAAGGCGTTAGCCTTTGAATCTTTTGGGCGAGGTAGTAGCGAATAAAGAGTTTCAACATCGTTATGAGCTGCATCACGTGACCTCTTCGAGCGTAAAAGCTCGTTGAGATTGGGTTTCCGAAAGGGTACCATTGGTTTGAACCTTTGAGTTGTTGAAAAACAAAAGCATGGCTAGCGCTATGAGAAGCGCCACCAGCACGAACTTCAGAATCTCCATGGCAATTTATTACCAGGGAGACTCGAGGTCGTGAACCGCGGATGTTACCACCGCGTTTGCCAAAAGGTTCTTGGCATATGCAAGCAGGTCTTTGCGGTTGGCCAACGTCGCACGCTCCGGGATGATGAATTCCTCCCGGTGAATGAGATCGAAGGCCTTCGTAGGACTTGCCACAATGCCAGCCAAGGTAGAACCAGACAGTGTCTCAAGAACCGGCACTTTGGTCGTAATGACCAACTTGTGATTCTTGTTCTGCTTGTTCGCTTTACGCGTCGAAACAGTCACTACTGGGAAACCCACCGAGATGCCGCCTGAACGGTCCTCATACTCAATCACCGAAACTCCGGGGACGTTACCGTCACCAGAATTTGGACTGAAAGTATGGGCAACGGGAGTTGCTTGCCCGTCATTGATTACAATTGGACCACGTGCGGCCATATATTACCTCTTTGAAAAGAGTTGATTAAGGAGTGCCAAACTACTCGCAATTTGAGCGAGCTTGTCAAGCGGCTGAAAGGAAGGAAAACTGGGGCTAGGAAAGCTAGTTAGTACGGTACGTACCTTCGAGAACTCTTGCTGAGTCCTCGTTGGATACGTACTAACAAACACGCCACCAGCACCATAAATCCCTTTCTTCCAGTACGTTTGCGTTAACGAAGTTCGCAGGATGGTTTTAGTACCTTTCACGAAAGTGAAACCCTGCGTAGAGTAAAGATTCTGTAGGTAAGGTCCAATAGGCTGAATCCAATCCCAAACGAAGCTATAGGGAATTACTTCCCAAGCCAGAAGTAAGGGATTAGTCAAGCCAGTATTGGACATTGCCATCAGAGTCCTACTATCTTCGACGTATTCAACGGCATAACTGACCTGATCTGAAATAAGTGTGCTTGCGTACTCTTCCCAGAGTGACGTGCTCACCCGTCTCAGACGGTAATCCAATTTCTTGGATTCTACCTTATGCTTGGCATGAGCTACAGTCGGGTAAGCCCGAAAGTAGGTATCTGCCAAGAGTTCACAGGTTCCATAGATGTCGTTGATCAACGGTCGCCATCCGTAAGAAAATTCAAGCCAATAATTACTTAGGTTATCTTTGTTGGGCGCAACATCTTTCAGTGATTTCCAAGTTCTGATCTCTCCGTTTTTATCTCGGAGGGAACCAAAATCTCGTTTCTCACCAACAGTGCTGTGCTTGCCATAGTTCCAAAGCAAATTATGTGCATGAACAAGCTTACCTCGCTTGATAGCTACCGCAGCAGAGGCTAATCGGTTTACGGACTTTGCCAAGAGATTGACAGTTTGCTTCCGTTCAACGAACATTTGACCAATATTAACTGATCCAGATTTAAACCTGGATAACAGTTTTTTCTTAGCTATAGTGTCCGCTTCGGAAGTGCCTGTCCATATTGGCTGCGCAGTACCAGAAACGGTACTCGGGATTTGTCCATAAAGATACCCTTTACTCCAAACATGGCGACCAGATATCCAAGCCTCCCAGTAACCATCACCTGTATACGTGTTATTAATACGTGTATGGGTGAACGGATTCTTGGGAAGCAGACGTCTTTTCGTTGTTTTGAAGTTCGGAGTTTTAACCGATGTAAATACTCCCGTCTCTACGATAAAAGGACCAGTCGTGTTATAGACCTGCCCCGCCGGACCATTTACGCTTGTATATTGTACAAGACCGTTCACGGTACGGGGGTTTGGTTTTTGCATATCTGATACTCCTACGATTGACGAAAGTCGCCCTACTTAATGCATCCTGAAAAGGGTAGCACTACCGTTAGGCTAAAGAAAAACCTCATTTCGAGGTCAAACAAACCGAGCTCAACTGTAATATTTTTTCCCGCCTGTTTTCTGGTCATGAACCAGCTTCCAGATGAGGATTACGGAAGAGTCCAACACAAACGGCAAGTTCTTCTTCGTTCGCTCAGTTCCCATCGAGACCTCTTCCATTACTGAAAGGGAACCCTCGAAACGAGAACCGTTCGGACGTTGTTGACGCGCCGGCGCGTTCACCATAAAGCTCATGCCCTGCGAATCCGTTGCTACATTTTCCAAATAAGCAAAGGATACACAAAGAGCGAGTTGCTTCGTGAGCGAACGCTGCTGTGTTGTAGCGAGTGTCTTGAACCAGGGGGAATCCCGTAGCTCAGAACAGAGTCCACGATGCATATGAAATGCATTCACGGAAGCTGGAACGGCGGAGGTTTTCCGTTTCCAATTCAATGTCAAACCAGGACCAAAGAAGTAGTCTTGGCGATCGGGGACGTTCCAGCCAGATTCAAGGAATCTGACAGAAACGCCAACGATTTCGCCATGACAACTTTTATTGTTCATGGTGTAAGCAGTGTCGAGGAAAGTAAATTGATTCATGATAATCACCTTAGGTTTGGAGGACC